CCCCATCCAACCGTACTTTATTTTAGTTGAGTACGGCAAAACAACTTCAGATGGGTCAGAGGAAGCTGAAGGCATAACAACGCCTTTAAGCAGTCTCTGCCAACCGTCAAGAGTAGTCTGCCTCTTCCTTGGTTTTAGGAAAGGGACTTTAAACTCGAAACGGTGGAGGTGGTCGGACCAACGAACCTTAGTGGGTGCAAGCGCATGATTTAAGCGCTCACACTGTTCGGGATCATCGATAACCTCGCATAGGTACCCGGAGTTCGGCGTGCCATACGGTAAACGCATGAGCTTCCGAATGCGAGTAAACACGAGGTCCGCAGTCCGAGGATAGCGAGGGCGAAGCTGATTGCCCATTGCCACCCAGGATGCTACGGCTGCTCCATCTGAACGGTCCCTCGGAAGCCGGGCTCTCAAGCGAACCGGTGTGACTTTGGTGCCCTTAAAGGCATCCATGCCACAGGACTCGCGAAAAGGCCCGGACGTGAAGCTCTTGGCGCGGTTGACTTTTAGCCCACCGCGTTCAAGAAACTCCACGCACGCATCCACCCACTCGGTTTTGACAATTAAGTCATCACCGTATACGTAGATGTGAGGAATCACATCACGGTAGCTGAGGTGGAGTGATCGGCTCACCCCAACCACGCACAGTGCCCAAGTTATAATGCTCAAAACAGGGAAGCATAATGCACTCCCCATTGGAGCATATTTCTTGAGATGCACCAAACTCCCATCAGGAAGTTGCGTGGAATCCGTCCTGCATGCCAAAAGAGCTCTCCTCAATTCAGAGGGGAAAAGCTCTATGAGAGCAAGCGAGACACGGTCGGACGCGTCCTTGAGATCAAGCGTCGCGTAAAGTCCATCCTCACTAGAAGAACGGGCCAGCTCAGCATTAATGCTCTGGAGCGTAAAGTTGACGTGCCCACGTGTCATCCAAAAGGATTCCATATGGGACATCATCTTCCTACCCAAGCCCTGCTGTATCCACTGGAATTCCAGTGGTTCTGCGGAGATGAGTCGCGGACCGCGACTATCCTTTGGGACGAGAACAACTTTGGCAGTGCCAGACTGACACCGATCAAGCTGCCTGTACCAAGTGAGACGGTCGGACAATTCCCTAGCCCCCCCCACTATAAAATACTCATAGTAGGGGAAATACTGATGGATGCTGTTGTACAGGCGGCGAAAACGCCACTTTTCCTCCAGCTTCTCACCAGTGCTTACCGCGCCAGGTCCATGCCGTGGCTGTATGTCCTTGGGGTCGAAACCCTTGAAGACATCAGCGAGTACTACCCTGAGGTGGTCGGTTTCCCGGCCATCAAGGGAAATTACTCCAAGTTCGAGTTCTTGCTCGTTGGCCCTGAAGTTGGCAATAACGCCAGCCTCTTGGGTTGCCGAGTATGGAAGCTCAAGCTTGTAAGCATAGAAAAGAACTTGCCGCAAGTGTAATACTGCGGTAGTATCCGGTTCCTGGAGCAGCAGTCCGTGGTCGTCGAAAACTGATCGAAAGGTACCCTGCATAAAAGCAGGGATCCCCATACCATTCCGAAAGGGCTTAAAACCCCTAGGGATGACCAAGCGACCAGTTTCGAACGCGGCATCGACCGCCTTCCCGAGGGAAGGTAGTGTAGCCGTGAGGAATCGAACACCCTCGTGATTCGAGCGCCGTAAAACGGTCTCTATGTCACGGAGGACATCCTTCATCCTCTCGAACTGTGCGGATCCTTCTTCCAAGAGGGACTGCACCATCGATGCGTAGAGAGAAATCTCTTCACGCGGGATACGGCTTTTCAGTTCTGCCATTGTTGGGAGTACTCCGTACGGAGTCTCCTCACGACCAGGAGCGCGAGCCCCCGCACGACGAGGTTAAATTTCGCCGCGCAATAGCTTCTCAATATTCGCTTCTGTCAGGAAATTCTTGAGCTCATACAGCCTGTCTTTGATGACGGCCATTGTGAACACAGGATCCTGAGGAATGCGAGTGCTGAGGTTGATGACCATAGTCTTCTTAACGCCTGAAGCTGCCACCTGAGTATCCGTGATGGACACCAGATAGGCATCAACAAGCGCATCGCCGGCTCCTTGAACTTGATTGTTCAAGAGAAGGTAGGCGTTTTCAGGAGCAACAGAAGACGCGTCAATACGCCGTGAACCACCCTTCTTTGGGTCGGGAGCCACGAGCGTGAAAGTGACGTCATCTCCGCTGAGGTCATCAAGAACGATGTCATTGCTAAAGGCCATGAGGAGTACTCCTTCGATGATGCTGATCACCTAGCTCACACACTTAGTGCGAGCATGAGCGTCAGCTGTTTCGTTGTTGGCTCACTGACATCCAGCCAGTTGAGCGGAAAGTAGTTGAACCGCACGTAATTAAAGGCATTGAATACAAATTCCTGACGATGAGCGTACGAGACGCCATGTGTGCCAGGAGGATTGCACTCACGAAGGACTTTAAGAGTAGCCGCCGTGCTTATTGACACGGTCGGGTCCTCGACTGCCCAATACCCCGGAAAGGGTTGGACAGCCAGCCTCTTGAGTCGGTCCCCGATCTTGAGAAACCAATCGATGAAGAAGCTCCAGGGAAGTGATTCCCAAATGCTCCCAATCGGATGATTAAGCCCAAGAGCACCGATCATGCCTCGGAGTTCGCCATCCAGTCCATCCAAATGTTCAAGCTCATGGTATAAATAACCAGTCGCTCTCATATCAGAACGGATGGATTGCAAGGAAATCGTGATGCGATTGTTCGCATCATGCTCCCACCCATAAACATACGGCGCCACACTAGGGTGATCGAGATGCTTTTTGAGCGCCCCGATGCGAGTGCGACGGCCCTTCGTTTTCCGAAGGAAAGCGATACGCTTACGTACTGTTTCGAGGAGAGTAAAGAGCTTTTGAATGTCTCCAATCATAGGAGACCACCCGAATTGGTTGTTCAGGTAAAGCCCTCCAACGTCCTTTGCGATATCACCTTCAAGCTTCGGGATTAAATCCCCGATCTCACGAAGTTCGTAAGTGAAGTTGAGGATGTCCACTTCAGTGGGCACCTGTTCTCCAAGCACGTCCATGAGTTCCAAAGCCGTATTGTGAATCACAGAATCCGACAGTGCGGGAACTAAGCCTAGCAAGAACGCGGGGTCTACCCAATACGCAACACCAGATTGCAGTACTTCCTCGTTGTCATAGTACGCACCGTATGAATCCATGAAATTCCATCCGGTTTTTGACCGGAGGGTTTGATGGACAAACGGTAGTGCTGTCTGACGACGAATGGGCTTTTCTCGGCGAAACTTCCGACAACGTTCAAAGAACGTATAAGGGTAGTTCACCAATTCCCAGGAGACGTTCCCTAAGGGGGGCGGTCTAGTCTGGGTTACATGGCCCGTGACAGCTCTTTGGTTAGTATTGATCCGCCAAGGCGAATCAAACTGCAAAGTTGGGGGTAGATCGTTCAAGATAGGCACCTCTACA